GCCCTGTCTCAGCCAGAACCCGTTCAATGTATGCCTTGGCGTCTTGGTCCATCACCCGAGAAGGCTACGCATCGCAGGCCGGGGCGTCATCGTGCATGAATGCACTTGACTGCAAAATGCATAAATGCATATTAGTTGCCATCGGGTTTATGAAGGCGCCGCAATGATCCTGTCCGAAGAAATCGAAAAAATGGAATTCGCGCTGACCGCGAAGTCGCTGACGGTGGCTGATCTGTGCCGGAAGGCCAGCATTGCCCAAACGACGTGGGGTCGCTGGAAGCGGGGCGAAGTCGAGCCCAATTTTCGGACATGGAACAGCGTTATGGACGCGTTCACGGATCTGATGAAGGCGAAGAATAAGGACGCGGCCTGATGACCGCGCCCGACACCCTCCATGCTTACCAATGCCATCGCTCACGGCGTAATCATGGAGCATTTTCAATGAACAATCTTTCAAGAAATCCGCACAAGCGAAACGTGGATTTTCGCCACGTCTCCCGGCGGGATGATGCGGCCCTTCTCTGGTCTGCGTTTCCGGGCCACTCGCAGCAGTCGGTGGCCGACAAGGCCAGTCGCGCTCTTGGGGTGACGGATCGGCAGATCATCAACTGGCTGCAGCTCAACAACGACATGCCGTCCTGGGCGGTCAAGGCTGCGCGTCTCTACCTGCGCGGCGTCAACTCGCTTGCAGAAAAGATCGAGGGTAAATGAAATGGCTACGTCTCGCTGCGCTTCTGACCTGGTTCACGATTGCCCGCCTCTGGCGGGCGCTCGTGGCGCGGGCGAAGCGCATAGCGAAAAATTTTTCACCAAACTGAAAACGCAGCGCGGGGCGCTTTCCTTCCCGTTGCGCCCGAGCCGGGGCGGGTGCGCTGCGTTCCCCGGCGTCCTCCCTGAAACTCACCCGTCGGCCTGCGGGCTGACGGGTCTTTTGGGGTCAGATCAGTGAGCGCCCTTCTGGACAGATTCCGTCGCGCCGGCCAACGCCCGACCCTGATCGACAAGATCAACGACGAGACATGCATCGACACTCTCAATGGAATGCAGATGGCCTGCGGCGCGCGCGGGCAGGAACTGACGATCGAGGAAATTCAGGCGTTTGCCCGTCGGCGCGTGGAATTGAGAAAGGAGCGGAAATGACGTCGACAGACCTCTACACTCGCACGGACGACGAGCGGCTGCTGGAAATTCTGGACGCCAAGTTCAACTCGGATTTGGCGCACGCCGATGTCCTTCGGAAGTTCAACATTTCGAACGGCGCGCTTCAAGGACTGGTCCATCGGACGGTCAAGGACAAAACTCCCTGCAAGTGCCGGAAGAAGGCCAACAGGGATGGCGGAATGCCCGCGCGCTGGTGGGCGTCGTGACGGCGGCCCCATCAGCCCGCGGCCTGTTCCGCGCCACCGGCAATGTCGCGGCGGATGTCGTATCGCGCGAGGAAAACGACTTCTATCCGACGCCGCCTGATGTGACGCGCGCGCTCATGGCAGTAGAGGGCCCGCGTCTGCGCGATCTGGGTTCCGTCTGGGAGCCCGCCGCAGGCGATGGGGCCATGGCGCGCGAGATTGAAGCATTTGGCCTGCCGGTCATCACGTCTGACTTGATTGACCGGAGTTGTCCCGGCGCGGAGATCCGCAACTTCTACGACTTTTCGATCACCATGGCCCCGGCGATCGTCACCAACCCGCCCTATTGCGAGGTCAACGCGCGCGACGGCAAGGGCAGGTGGCTGACGCATAGCCTGTCCCTCGGCGCACAGTATGTCGCCTTGTTTCTGAATTGGGATTGGCCCGCCGCCGCCGGACTGGCGCCTATCCTGGCGCAGCACCCGATCAGCCGTGTCTACGTTTGCCGCTGGAAGGTGGACTTCACCGGAAAGGGCGCGCCGCCGCAGCGAAATGCCTGGTTCATCTGGGACCGGGAATGGGTGGGCGAAACCGCTTTGCGCTTTCTCGACCGCAGGGACGGGAGGCAATCAGAATTTTCACTCTAGCGCTACGGGAGAACAGAAATGCTTGATGGAGCCAAAGATGATATGCCGGATGGCCTGAAAGAATGGTTTGCCTCTGGAACGCAGGGTGCAAGCGCCAATTCCATTGTTGCTCACTTGACGGGACACGCAGAGCAGCGCGGCTGCTACCCATTGGATGATGGCGACTTTGGCCGCTGCGAGCGTCTTCTGGATATGGTTCCCAGCCTGCGCGCGGAGCTGCCAAAGATGGCGGAGGTAAACGCCTATTGGGCGGCCCTTGTAAATTCGTGGCATGAAATCGCGACCAGTGACGACAAGCGAAAGATGATCAGGGCGATCATTGATCCGATCGAAAAGCGCGATCCCGGTCATGTCCCATTCGGTGAGGGTGTGAGTTTACGCTTTGGCAAGAACGATTATCAGGGGAGCGGAACTGCCGACGACCAGCCCCGCATGAAGGAAACCGATGCCGACCGCGACGTGAAGGACAGGGCTTACCGCGTCACGGCAAATGAGCTGCGCCAGTTTGTCGAGCGGGTCGAGCGGCTGGAAGCCGAAAAGAGGGACATCGCCGAGCAGCAGAAAGAGGTGATGGCCGAAGCCAAGGCCCGCGGCTACGACACCAAGGTGATGCGCAAGGTCATCGCGTTGCGCAAGCGCGACAAGGACGACATCGCCGAGGAAGAGGCGGTCTTGCAGATGTACATGGAAGCGTTGGGGATGTGAGCGATGGCAAAGTTCACTGTCCGAGTCCGCTACGAAATGGAGCGCGAAATGACCATCTTCGCGCGCGATGACATGGAGGCCGAGGAAAAGGCCGTCGACATCGTTGAGGGGTGGAAGGACGTTCGCACCGCCGAGGCTGTCGAGGTCGAAGAGGAATGACCGAGAACCTGTCGGACACGCTGTTTCCGGACTGGACTCCGCCTGAATTTCCGGCGTGGATGGCGCGTCTGCCGGGCGAAATGCGCTATCGGTTCGTCTGTCAGTTTTCGCTGATGCAGAAAACTGTTGTGGAACTTCAATCCGACGGCCTTGAAAATCTTCTGCCGATCGCGCTGGTCGAGGGAGAAAAACCCAAGGATTTGCGCAAGCGTATCGGGAAGGCGGGGTGGAGAGTTCTTCACCACAGCAAGACCCGAACCAATGTCATGCGCACTAAGATCAGGGCGAAACACGGGCTGGACTGGTCAGAGATATTGTCCGTTCGTCCCTGCAACTTGAACTTTCTCTTCGGCCGGCGTCGGATCACGGACGCCAGCATGTTTGCGGCCAGAAAAGCGCCGCTTGGCCAGGTTAGGGATGTGGTTACCGCCTATATCGACACCATGTCGATGGGTGTCGAGGTCAACCCGGAATGGTCTGTGAACAGGCTCATGAAGGAACATGACCGCGCCGCGCTTCAAATCAAGACGAAAGGCAAGGACAAGACGCCATGGGCCAGAAAGATGGTCTGCCGGATCGACGGTTTCGTGTTCGAGCGGCTGGTGAGCGAGTATGAAATCGTCGCGGAGGGTGTTCAGCAGAGGCATTGCGTCGGATCCTATGCGCAGAATGCAAAGACCGGCGGCATTTTGCTGTTTTCGGTCAGCGGACCACACCGCGCGACATTGGAAATTGCCAGTTCTAGCAGGTGGATAGTCGAAAATAGATCAACAAAACGGCACCGTCGATGGGGGGTTCATCAGCTCAAGGGTTTTGCGAACACGTCTGTTCCGCGTCGATGCAGGATCGCGGCTAACAAGCTGGCGGCCTTCATCACTTCAAACGGTGTCCTGCAATGACCGAGCGCATGACCCTTGCCCAGCTTCGCGAAGCGCAAAAACCAACCAAGGGCGTGCAGCGTGTCATAGGCGCGCGTCGGGTCCACGTGCCTGGCGAGGGGTGGTTTGACAGCCATCGCGAGGCGGCCCGGTTTCAGGAGTTGAGGCTTTTGGAGCGGGGCGGCGAGATCCGCGACTTGCGGCGTCAGGTTCCGATCAAACTGATGGGGCAGGGTGGGCCGATAGAAACTCAGACCGGCAAACCGATGCGCTATGTCGCCGACTTCACCTATGTCGACGCCCGCACCGATCTTCCCGTTATCGAGGACGCCAAAGGGCATGCGACGGACGTGTTCAAGATCAAGAAGGCGATCCTTGCGGCCATGGGCGTGCAGGTTCGGGAGGTGTGATGTGCAAAGCAAATCTCACACCTACGCCTTCGCCCATTTCAGCAAGAGGGTAGGGGAGCGTATCGGTCCCGATATTGACCCGCATCATTTGTGGAGCGCCGTTTCGTATGGCGTCGACAATCAGCCAAGCGAACTGGTCGAGTTTGTCGTTCGCATGAGCCGCTGCGGGCGCCGGCTTTGGAGACTCAATCTCGAACAGGGCGTCTTTTTCGTCATCTACGACCACACGATCAACTGCCCGATCACGGTTCTGGACCCGAACCAGTGCGGCGGTCGGTTCGGCGAACCGACGATCAAACCGCAAGGCAAGCGGACATTGAATTTGAAGGAGTTGTCATGACATCTGCGATCCTCGCCCGAGTGTGGGATGAATCCAACGCAACCGGCCCCGCGCGGCTACTGCTTGCTGTGATGGCGGACCACGCTGATCGCAGGGGCATTGTCCGGCTGACAGGCACTGAGATGTGTCGTCTGGCCCGTTTGAGCAAGGATGACCTTGCTGACGCTCTGGGCGACCTTGTGCTCACTCTGGGTGAGGTAGAGCCTGCGGAGCCGGGTAGTGCGGTTTTGCGCATCAATCTGGGTGGGATCGGTTCTGCAAGATCGGAAGCGGCCAAGCATGTCCCGCAAGATTCCGAACCGAACATCGCAGCACCTGCTGTAGAGGTGACGAAGCCGCAGCCCGAGCCGGAACCAAAGACTGACGCCGGCCAGCACTATGACGTGCCGCCGGGTCTGCCGCCTACTATCGTTGGCCACTACCTGAACGCCGCTCAGGTTCCGATCGACAATCGCGAGCCATTCTACTGGTTCAGGCGGGAACACCGCGCGGACGCCGACGCGCTGACGGCCCGCGGCGGCTTTGATGTCGAGCATGTCGCATCCTGTCTGCGCGCCAACCCGGTGCCACCTGACATGATCGTCAAGCGTCTGACCCAACTCACAGCCTTGGTTTCGCACCCGGCGCAAGAAGGAAGGAACAACTCATGACTTACCATGGCAATATTTCAGCGGTCGATATCGCGCTCAACGTGGTGTGCGATCACTATCACCTGACGCTGGGAGAGGTTCTTGGGCGATCAAAACGCCAAGACATCGCTCAGCCACGTCAGGTCGCAATGACGATTTGTCGAGACATATCCAAAATGTCCCTGTCGGCAGTTGGACGGCATATGGGTGGGCGGGATCACACCACAGTTCTGCACGCCATTCGTGCCGTCCGTCAGCGGTGTGCCGATGACCCATTCGAGCAGGCGAAGTACGACGTCCTGCGGGTCAGAGCGCAAGAGATCCTGACCCCCCGGTTCCGGCATGTGAGAAAGTGGGTCTTCAAGAGCGTGCGCAGCGGGGCTGTCACATGACCGGACATGAACCCGATACGATCACCGCTCTTGAAAAGCGGATCGCGCAACTGACCCGCGCGTTGGAAAGCTCAAACCAAGCGCGTGAGCTCGGTGACGCCGCCCTGTCCGATCTGATCGCAGAAAATGCCGAGATGCGGGAGCGCCTGCAATATTTTGAGGCAGAGACGTGAGCGTGATAGGCTGGACTCTCTGTTCTGGAATCGGGGCGCCTGAAATGGCCGCGCCGTGGGTCGATTGGCGGCTGGCGTCGGAGATTGAGCCGTTTCCGCGCGCCGTGCTGCAACAGCGGCTCGGATACCGCGCGCCGGCAAATCACAATCAGGGCGATCCACTGCTTTGGGGCGACATGACCGAAGTGACGCCGGAGCTGGCGCGGTCCCGCGGTATTCCGTTGCCTGATCTGATCGTCGCAGGAACTCCCTGCCAAGCGTTCTCGGTTGCCGGTCTACGCAAGGGCACAGCAGATGCGCGCGGAAACCTCACTCTCAAATTCGTGGAGACATGCCATGCAATCGTCGATGCTCGACCTGATGGAAAACTCGCCGTCCTCTGGGAAAACGTGCCCGGAATCCTCAGCGACAAAGGAAACGCCTTTGGATGTTTCCTGGGAGGACTTGTCGGAGCAGACGATGCCTTTGAGCCGCCGGAAGGTTCTAGCTGGCCTGGCCTCGGCATGGTGTCTGGGCCAAGGGCACGGGCTGCATGGCGGGTTCTCGATGCTCAATACATCGGAGTCCCCCAACGTCGCCGTCGTGTGTTCGTTGTCGTCGATTTTGGAAACCGGGCCGATCCCGCAGCGGTATTATTTGAGCGCAAAAGCCTGCGCGGGGATACTCCGCCGCTCCGAGAAGCGGGGGAGGTTACTGCCGCCATCTCTGCAAACGGCGTTGGAACATGTGGTGCAGACGACAACCAAGCCCAAGCAGGCCACCTAGTCGCCAGCACCGGCAATGTGGCACATTGCCTGAACGCGGGCGGCATGGGACGGATCGACTACGAGACGGAAACCATGATCGCTCACGCGCTCCGCGGCGAAGGTTTCGACGCCAGCGAGGACGGAACCGGGCGTGGCACGCCCCTCGTTCCCGTGGCGTTCGACTGCAAGGGCACAGAGGTTCAATTCGACGCGAGCGGTGTCTCGCCACCGCTCCGCAGCATGGGTCACAATCAGAGCCACCAGAATGCCGGCGGGCACGCTGCGATTGCCTTCGATCTTCGCGGGCGTGAAGGTGGCGCACAGGTCGAGAGCGTCGGGGAGACTGTCAGTCTCCGGGCGGCTGATGGCGGGTCAAGCCGCTCCTATGTCGCCCAGCCGTGGGCCGTGCGCAGATTGACACCGACGGAGTGTCACAGATTGCAGGGCTTTCCCGACGATCATTGCGCGATCACCTACCGGAACAAACCAGCCGCCGATGGTCCGCAATACAAGGCGCTCGGCAACAGCATGGCCGTGCCGTGCGTGCGGTGGATCATGGACCGGATGAAGATTTCGATGGAGGCGATGAATTGAAGAGCGGGGCAGACTGGTACAAGCGTGAGCCCGTCGCCTACCTGGGGGGCGTGCAGGGCCTCACCGCCAAGCAGCACGCCGTCTACGCGGTCGTGATCGAACTGATCTACATGCACGGAGGCAGCATCAACAATGACCCAAGCTGGGTGGCGGGATGGATATCCGACATGGGGTCACACGCCGTCAGGACCACCATACAGGCGCTGGTCGACAAGCGAAAACTGATCATCGAAGGAACGCAAATCACGCAAAAAACGGCGAAAACCCAAGCGAAAACCAGAGAAGAAACGAAGGAAAAGCGGAGAGAAAGCGGAGAGAAAGGAGGTAAAAACAGCGGAAAATCAAGACGCGAAATGAGGAAAAACAAAGACTTAAACGAAGCAAGTGCTTCAACCAGAGAAGAGAAGATAAGAGAAGAGAAGAGTTATGGTGGTGGTGGTGACGCAGGCGCGCGCGACCCCGATCCGCCACCGAAACATATGGACGCCCCGACGGAACGTGAGCGGCTTCTGATAGCCATGGGCTGTGACCGATCCGGCATTGCTGGACCAAGCGGAAAGATGATCGGTCGGATGGCTGACATGCAGATGGTCGAGCGCTGGAAATCCGATCTTGGCATGACGCTGGACGAGATTCTGGGCGTCATCGAGGAAGTCATGGCCGGCAAACCTGAACCCGGTCCGCCATCGACCTTCGCCTATTTCACTGCCGCCATGCGTCGCTTTTCCGGAGTGAAATCCGACGGCGCCAAACTGATCCCGATCACAGGAGACAAGACCCGTGGAAACATCCCCGATCAAGGCGGTGAGCCAGCCGCCGGACGCACCCCGTCGAACAGTCAACATCGAAGCTCTGCAGCGCTCCTGTCCAGCTTTTCGCGGGCACTACATCCGGTCAGATCAGGAAGCGAGTGAGGTGCAAGCTATCGTCGACGACCTGTCGGCACCAGCCGACCCGCAACAGATCGCCGTCGACGTGGTGACCTTGCTGCACCATTTCTACGTCAGCGAGATCCCCCAGGCTGCGCAGGATGGAATTGCCGATCACTGGCTGGTCGAGCTTGAGGGCTACCCGGATTGGGCGATCGAAGCGGCCTGCCGCTGGTGGGTCAGCCGACACAACGCCAAGCGCAAGAAGCCCCTGCCGGGCGATATATCGGGGCGAGCGCACGACATCATGATCCCGGTTCGAACTGCAGCTCTGCAGGTTGAGCGCTACTCAATATATGGCGACGATCCGCCGTCTTTCCTCAAGAAATAGTAGAGAAAACATGGCAAATACTGGACAAAAGCGAAAAAAGCATTTCAATAACAGTGCTCTAAAGGATTTTGTCGTGTCCTCTATCAAGGAAACGAAAATCGACGGTCGCCGGTATGTATATCACCGCGCGTCCGGAGCCCGCCTGCCAGACAAGCCGTTTGATGATCCCGAGTTTACCTCTGCCTTTCTCGATGCCGAGCGTGACCACCAGAACGCGACCGCAGCCAAGGACAAGAAGTTGATCACCCGCCCTGCACCGATCATTACCGAAACCGCCCCGCCGGTCACGCCTGACGCTATTGTCTACACCGTGACTCAGATAGTCGCATGGCTGCACCGGGCCCGAAGTGGGGATGTTTGCTACTACCATTTCGGTTCACTGCAGATCGACGCCACGTCCGAAGATGTCGCGGAAAAGCGGTCCTATGTTCGTCTGATGGCAGAGTTCGGGGCCGTAATGCTGCGCCAGCGTCGCAGCGACGAGAATGTGAACCACTACTACGCGATCCGCACCGACGAACAATTGGCGCATCTGCCACGCAACGTCGTCACTGGCACGGTCACCGCTGACGAGTATGTGGCCATCATGGCCATTTCAGAACGTCAGGCGGCGGTGTCCGTCGCTCGATCCATCCGGGATGCACTCGGGATAGACGACCACGCGGCAGCCGAGATCCGAAACTCCTTCATCCGTCGTGGATGGCTCACCAATGGTCGGCCGCCGCAGATCACTATCCGCGGCGAGAGCGTGCTAATTTGAAATCTAAGGCCACGGTGAAATGACGCGCACTCGATCAAACATCGTCCCGATCGGGCCTGACGGTGAAGAGACCAGCAATCGTCTCAAGTACGATCCGGACTTCTGCATGCAGGTCAGAGTCATGGCGACGGAGGGAAAATTCCCGGAGACTTGGTGCGCCGAGATTGGCGTCACCATGCAGACCATGTGGAATTGGGCCAACAAGTATCCGGAGTTCGACGAGGCATACCGGATCGCATGGCACATCCTGCATGCGGTCTGGACGCAGAAACTGGCGGACAACATCAACACGAGAACAAACCAGGCCATGCTGATCGAGCTGCTGCGAAAGCGCTTTCCTGCGACCTATGGAAATGTGCCACGAAACACGCTTGACGCATTTGAGGCGCGCAACGATCCACCCCCGCAGGAAGAAGGCTATCCGCAGAACACACCCGGCGAAATCGCCAACATGCCGGACGACGACCTGCACGAGCGCATCAAGCAATTGCAGGCGAGGCGGGAACATGATGCGGACTGAACCGACGGAAGGGCAGGCCATTGGACGGCGGCGATCCCCTTGAGCTTCTGAACCTTCTGGAAGAGCAGGATCGCCGCCTGTCGCGCGGTTCCTTCCTTGCCTACTACATGCGGATGACCGGCTTTGCGCCGCCCAAGCATGTGAAACTGGTTTGTCGCCTGCTGCAGTCAATGGAAGAGGACAAGGTTGACCGGGCGATGGTGTTCATGCCGCCCAGGGCCGCCAAAACCACGCTGTGTTCGCATCTCTTCCCGTCGTGGCTGATCGGGCGCGAGCCCAAGGTTAAGATCATGAGCGTGGCGCACACGGAGCGGTACGCCAAGAAGATCGGCGGCAACGTGCGGAAATACCTGCGCCTGCCGCAATGGCCGTTTCATGACGTGACGATCAGCCAGGACAGTAGTGCGAAGGACGCATTTACGACGCCACAGGGCGGCGAGTACAACGCCTTCGGCATGTTCGGCGGGAACCAGCACGGCAACCCGGCGGAGTGGCTGTTCATGGATGACATCGTGAAGGGCCGCAAGATCGCGCTGTCACCGCATATGCGCGAAGAGGCGTGGGAGACGTACAAGGCCGACCTGCAATCGCGCCTTGAAGGGCGGGCCAAGCAACTTCTCGTTTTCACGCGCTGGCACATGGACGACCCTGCGGGCCGCATTCTGCCGGAAAACTTCGACGGGCAGACCGGATGGTATCGCGATCGAGAGACTGACGAGCGGTGGTTTGTCCTGTCGATCCCGGCCGTGGCCGAGCATGAGAAAGACCCGTTGGGCCGGAAAAAGGGCGAGTGGATATGGCCAGGTCGGATCGACGAGCGGATGCGTGGTGGCACGCGAAAGCGCGGGGGATGGATCTGGTCGGCGCTCTATCAGCAGCGTCCAAGCCCCCAGGAGGGCCTGATGTTCACTCACGAGCATATCAGTCGGTACGACCCGGCGGAGCTCGACATGACCGGTCTGCAAATTTATGGCTCAAGCGACTATGCGACGAAGAGCGAGGCCGGGGCGCCGGACCCAGACTACACGGTGCATATGGTCTGGGGGGTCGACTCGGAATTCAACATCTATCTACTGGATATGTGGCGCGGTCGCACGCTGTCGGATGAATGGGTCGCCAACTTCATCCGCCTGGTCAAGAAATGGAATCCGCTGCGCTGGGGTGAGGAAAGCGGCCAGATCATCAACAGCGTCGGGCCCTTCCTGACCACGATCATGCAGCAGGAAAGCGTATTCGTGAACCGGGTCCAACTGACATCGAGCGTCAACAAGGAGCAGCGCGCGCATTCGCTTCTGGGTATGGCGCAGATGGGAAAGTTCTACCTACCGAAGCGCAGCGCGATCCAGCCGTATTTTTTCGAACACCTGGACGCCTTCGAAAAGGAGCTTCTGCAGTTCCCGACCGGCAAGCATGATGATGCGGTCGACGCCGCGACCCTCTTTGCACGCATGCTGAACCGCATAATTTCAGGAAAGAAGCCTGATCGTGGCAACAAAAGTTCGCCGCACGGCCCCACGATGGATGACCTATGGTCCGAACACGACGCCAAGATGGATCGTGACAAGGACTGGTAATGAATCTGACCCCGGATATCGTGTCGTCGTCTGCCGCTGGGCGGGATGGCGAGGAAATCGTACCCTACGAGAATATCCGCGACATGGAACCCGACGGCGCGGAGACCGACAGCGAGGCCGAGTCCCAGGGCCCAGACGAGGAATGGCGGTTCTGGGACTCCCAGATCCGCGCCGGTCTTATCCATGAACGCCGCTGGCGGTCCGAGGCGATGGATTGCGAGAACCTGTTCTTCGGACCCGACAATGACCCAGGATCGAACGCCCACAGTGACGGGACAGGCGTGAAGGATGAAAACAGGATCACCGACAAGGTGGCGCTGATCCACAGCAACATCGAGGTATTGAAGCCGTTGCTTTACTCCGAGACGCCGCAACCGGTCGTGCGGAGGCGGTTTCGTGGAGACGGCAAGATCGAGGAAACCGATCTGATGGCCGCAGAGGTCGGCCAGAGACTGGCGACATACCTGCTGGACACCGAGCCTTTTGATGACGTCATGGAGGCGTTGCGCGATGATTGGCTGATCGCCGGGCGCGGGGCAGGACGGGCGCTCTACAAAGCCGACATTGCCCATATCGAGATGCCACATCCGGATACCGGCGAGCCGGTGCCGTTGCCGGTCAAGCAATCGGAGTCGGTCTGCCCGCGCCACGCCGAATGGCGTCGCCTGGTGCTGGCGCCTTCGCATAGCTGGGAACAGATGCCATGGATCGCGTTTGAAACCCCGATGACACGCACGAAGGTCGAGCAGCGGTTCGGAGAAGAGACCGCGGCGAAGTTCAGCTTCAATCAAAAGGGTCTGGTGGGCGCATCCGCCGGCCTGTCCGACGATGATCGCGCACGCGACGATTCCATGCTCAAGGACAGCGAGACGGGCGAACCCGCGATCAGCCCATTCGATACGGCGATGGTCTGGGAGATATGGGACAAGGAACGCAGGCTGGTGATCTGGTGGTCGCCGTCCTATCGCGGCGGCGTCATTGACCGCGAAGAGGATCCGCTGGGTCTGGAAGAGTTCTGGCCAATGCCCAAGCCCCTGTTGGCCACGACGAAGGGCCAGCAAATGACACCGCGCCCGTCGATCAAGTATTACGAGCAGCGCGCCAACGAAATCGACGTGGCGACGAAGAAACTCAAGTCGATCCTGAACGTCCTGTCCGTCTCGGGTCTTTTCCCCGGCAAGATGACCGAAGAGGTCAAGAAACTGCTGGACGGCGAGAACAGCATGATCCCCGTCGAATCGTGGATTGCCCTGATGGAAAAGGGCGGCACGAACAACATCATCCAGTGGCTTCCGCTGCAGTACATGATCCAAGCCATTCAAGCGCTGATCACACTGCGCGAGCAATCCAAGCAGGCGATGTTCGAAGCGTCGGGCGTGTCCGACATCATGCGCGCCCAGGGCGACCCGAACGAAACGGCGACCGCGCAGCAGATCAAGGGCCGGTACGCCGGCCTGCGGCTGACATCCAAGCAACGCCAGATCGCAATCTATGCGCGCGACCTTCTGCGCATCATGGTCGAGATTGCCTTGGAGCACTTTGACGCCGAATACCTCGCTGACATCACGTCTCTTGATCTGCCGCTGACAGAAATGGACCGGCAGATGATGATCGCCGAACAGGAGGCGGCCAAGGCGCAGTACGCGCAGGCAATCAAGCAGCATCAACAGGCGCAGCAACTGTATCAGATGGCGCAACAGGCCGGAATGCAGATCAATCCGCCCGCGCCACCCCCGGAGGAACCGAAGTTCGATCGCATCCCGGAGACCAGTTTCGAACTGGTGCTGGACCGCCTGAAATCTGACTATGGGCGCAAGATCAGCGTCACGATCGAGACGTCATCCACCATCCTGGCCGATGAACAGGCCGACAAGGACGCGCGGATCGAATTTCTCAAGGCGTTCACCATGTTCGTGTCTGATCTGATGCCGCTGGCTGGGTCGGGCGCCATGGACTTCAAGACCGCTAAAGAGCTGATGATGTTCGGCATTCGCGGCTTCCCGAAGTCACGCACGCTGGAAAGCATGATTGCTTCATTGCCTGACGAACCGCAGGGCGAGCCGCCCGAGGATACCCAAGTGACCGTCGCCAAGATCCGCGCCGAGGTCGACAAGATGCTCAAGGAAATGGACATGGCTGATCGCGAGAAGGAGCGTCAGCACGAGACCAGGATGAAGGGCACTGATCTTGTTGCCGAAGCCGCCCAGATGGCCGCGGAGTCCGGACAATCCCCCCAGCCGGTCCCAGCCGGATAGCCCCAGAAAGGAACCCTAATGCAGAGATACCGGAAAAAGCCCGTCGAGATTGAGGCGGTTCGACTCCCGAACCCTCGCCAGGGTCAGGAAGAAAACGGCACTTACAACGAAATATCGGCATGGTGCGGCGGCGAGAAGGTCAACGATGCTGTCGACGGTTGGTGCATCCTGATCGAGACGCTGGAAGGTCAGATGAAAGCGCGGCCCGGCGATTGGATCATCAAGGGCGTTGCGGGCGAGTTTTACCCCTGCAAGCCGGAAATCTTTGAAGCGACGTATGAGGCGGTGTGATGGGCATGACATGCGGAGAGCTGAAAAAAGCGCAGGCCAGCCTTGAACCTCAATCAAACCAGTCATTTGATGCCATTGTTGCTTCGGCACGCCGTGCGTTTGGCCATATCGAAGGGCGATCAGACACCGACTGCCTGTGTCTGCGCGTATCCCAACTGAATCGGTTGGCAAACGAAAGGCTGGTTGCGCTGAAATCAATGATGGAGCGTATCCGAAATCTAGAAGATGAAATGAAGATTCTTGCCGCCTCTAAGGGCGAGACTTCGTGATGCCCCGCTACGAGATGAGCGAGGAACGGCACGCCAAAATCTTCGGGCCACCGTCGCAGGAAGAGACCGGAACCGGCCGTTCCCGTCTCTGCAAGACGTGTGGAGGCTGGCATAAGGTCAACGCATGGCCTCACAATTGCCGACCGCCCCAGATCGGGCCGCAGCAACGCCTTGCATCTCCAATGGTTGCGCCCGCATTCGAGCCGTTCAGGACGGGCATGCTGGACACCGCAGAGGTCATCGGGTCTCGGGGTGAGAAGCGCGAGTACATGAAGCGCAACGACCTGGTGGAGTACGACTCCGGCGTTGGCGACCGCAACGATTGGGTGGAAGAGCACGAGAACAGCCGCCAGATCGTCGCCGACATCAAACGGTTCCGCGAAACGGACCCGGAAAACCTGTCACCGGACCTGAAAGCCCAGCCGATTGACGAGAAAGGCAATCTCGATGAAGGCACCGAAATCGAGACCACAGACTTGGAGATTGCGAAGTGAAGGATGCAAGGAGCCCAGACCTGTTGCCGGTTCGCCCAGGGGAGAGTGACGAAGAGCGGCGCCTGCGGGAAGCCATCAACCGATTGGCCGGCCAGATGGTCACAACTCTGGATCACGCCCTGCGACTGCGCACGGCCCCCAACGAAGCGCAGAAGATGCGTCATGTCGCCCGCGGCCATCTGGTCGATTTTGCCATCAAGGCAATGCACGCGCAGGCAATCATCTTGGAGGCGCGTCGCGATTCTGCGGTTCCGGGAGAGTAATTCGCCGCACACATGGTTTCGCATATTGCAGCATCCGTCGTGTTTTAGGGCCGATCCGGCCTATCGCTCACATTGAGGATGCGACCATGCAACATGAAACCGTAACGAAGACCCTTTCCGCAGATGTTGGCCAAAACGGCACCATTACCTTTGCGTATCCGGCCGGAAAGTCTGCTGATGATCTGGCAGGTGGCACCGACCACACCCTGACGTGCATCACCAAGAACGCGCTCTTCGCGAAAAGCGGATCTTTCACCGTCGACTTCAACGACGCCGGCATCGTCGCGACGATCAAATCCAACGTGACCTATCAGGATGGCGAAACGGTCTTTCTGAACATGGACCTTGCCCCGACCTACGACGGAAGCGGCTCTGTTCGCGTTGCCGATCCGAGCATCAACATCCTGACGCCGGTCAAGATCAGTCTCGGCGCTCCGATCGCGTCGGACTCCAACGGCGCCGTGGAATCTCAAGCCGCCACTGCGGCGGGCGGGCTTGCGACAGGGATCAACGGAGTTCTGGCCACGGACGGCGTGGCAACCTTCGATGTTCCGCGAAATGCCGTGGCCGCATGGACCGGCACCGCCGTTCTGACCATCACGGGCACCGATATGTACGGGAATGTGGTGGTCGAGTCGTCCGGATCCGGGACGTCGATGACCGGCAAGAAGGCATTCAAGACCATCACGGACATCTCCGTTTCTGCAAACGTGACCGGCCTGACGGTCGGAACGTCCAAGGTCTTGGGCCTTCCTGTGTTCCTGGGCGATGTTGCAGATGTTCTGGTCGAGTTCGAGGATGAAGCGGCCCCGACGCCCGGCACTGTCGTTGCGGGCGTGACTGCCGCGGCAACCGCGACGACTGGCGATGTCCGTGGAACCTACGCGCCCAACGGCAACCCGGATGGATCGAAAGAGTTCCAACTGACCGCCTTGGTCGGTGCGCCCACCTACAAGGGCCGAGCCCAGTACGCAGGCTGATCGAGCAAACGACAACGGTGCCGGGCGGTCAAGTCGCCCGGCGCGAAGCAACCTGAAACCAAGAGGACATACCCCATGGCCGACCCCAAAGACATTGACCCGAACGACGATCCTCACATCTTCGGCGAAGTCGAGATGGAAGACGACGGAACCGCAGACATCATTCGCAACCTGGTCGCGGAAATGAACGCCGAGGATGGCGACGGCGGCGGTTTTGATCAGCCGCCGGTAGAACGGTCATCCGATCTGCCAGATGTCGTGGGCCCGGATGAAGGTCATGACCTTCTGGACAGTGCGAAAGAGGCAACACCAGATGACGAAAAGGGAGGCGACAAGGCGAAGGCAGGCGAAGGCGCTGATGATGCTGAAAAGGCATCCGATGGTTCTGACGCTGCCAAAGGGAAAGCCGCTGATGAAAAGGCTGCTGACGGCGCAAAGAAACCCGAAGTCGACGGTGAAGGGGAAAAGGCTGCTGATGCAGACCTGACCGCAGCACCCGTTGCCGATCTGCTCGACGGTGTGTCGGAAACCCGCCGCGCGGAAATCACCCGCCGCCTGGGTGAAGCATCCGAAGTCATGGATGTCTTCAAGGATCATGCGGCAGAATTGGAGCGCCACAACGCCACGCCCAAGGATGCGATGCGTCGGCTGGTCGACCTGAACGCCTTCGCGCAGCAGAAACCCGACGAGTATCTGGCCTGGGTCTCGAAGGAGGTCAGCGCCAATGAGCCGGTCAAGGCCCTTGAGGGCGCCGCCAAGCTGCTTGGGTACAAGATGGTCAGGGACGAGCCCGAAGCATCGAGTGACGACGCCGAGTTCATGACGGATCTCGAAAAGGAACAGGCTGCCGAGATTGCACGGCTGAAAGCCGCACAGGACGGAACCCGCGAATTTGGCCCCGACACGCCGGATCGCCAGCGCGCGCGAACCGTTCAGGAAACGCTGACCAGCTTCATCACCGAAACCGACGAGTCCGGTCAACCCAAGCGCCCGCACTTCAAGATGCTTGAGCCGCAGATTTCCAGCATGGCCGCCCAGCGGGCCCGGCAAACCGGAAACCCGATCACCGTTGATGATCTGCAGGCCATCTATGATCAGGCCGTCGAACAGGCGCGCAGCGCGTTCGTGCCGGCTGATCCGTCAACACCGCAGCCGACCGTGCCGCGCGAAAATTCCGCCGCACAACAGAACCCCAGCGTGGAAGAAACGATTGCAAAGAAAGCGGCCTCTGCCTCAAAGGCGCAACGGGCCAGCAAAAACATTGACGGAACCGGTCAGGGAACCACCCGTCGCCCCGCATTGTCGCAAGACGCTGATATCGAATCTGTGATTCGGCACTACGCCACGACAGACTGATCGGCACGCGGGCCTCGCCTATGAGGTAAATCATGGCCAACCCTAATTGGGGAGAGGTTGCGACGGCTACGCTGGCGCATCGCCGAAAGTTCATTGCCGACGCAGTGTCCAAAAACAACATCCTGTACTACGAGCTGCGTCGCCGGAAGCGCATCCGCACCATTGGCGGCGGTCACACGATCACCACGCCGGTCCTGGTCGGGGATGAAAACGCCAACTTCCAATGGTATCTCGGGCGCGAAAGCCTGAACGTCGCTGGTCAGGAAGTCCTGACGTCTGCGGAGTACCCGTGGAAGCAGTATGCCTGCGGCGTGTCCATTTCCGGGCTTGAGATGCTGCAAAACGACGGCGCCGAGCAGATCATCAACATGATGAGGGCCCGCACCGAGCATGCCGAGAAGACCATCCAGAACCAACTCCACAAGTCGGCGCATGGCGATGGGACCGGTTCGAGTGGCAAGGAGTTCGGCGGCTTGCGCCTGCTTGTCGGTGAAACCGCCGGCGCGACCGTTGCCGGCATCAACTCAGGCACGGACACCTGGTGGGACAACCAACGTCAGGCCACCGGGGCCGCACCGGCAGTCGCCACCATCTACGGCAACATGCTCGATCTGTTCCTGGACACCTGTCGCGGAACAGACAAGCCCAACCTGATCACATCGGACAACCTCTGGTACTCGACGTTCAACCAGTCCCTGCAGGCGCAGCAGCGCTTCATGGATCGCAAACTGGCGTCGGCGGGCTTCCCGAACCTGATGTTCGAAACCGTTCCGGTTGTCGCCGATGGCGGCATGGGTGGTTTCCATCCGGACGGCATGCGGTTCCTCAACCTGTCCACGATCGAACTGATCATGCATCGGAAGCGGAACAACGTCGTGCTGGGCGGCCCGCGCCGGCCTCTGACCGAAGATTCCGACACGGTGATCCTTGCCGGTATGGGTAACTTCACCTGCAACAACCGGATGCTGAACGCCACGCTCACGCAGTAAGGCAGCACCGACAAGACCGGGCGGCGCGACGTCGCCCGGTTTACCTACCCAACCCCAGGAGTGACGACATGCAACACCCCCTGCAGCAGCAAATCCGCAACATGAACCAGCCCATTGGCATGAACGGCCGCTACTCCCGCGATCTGTCAGACGCCAACCTTTCGTCTCACATGGCGCCCGTGGCAGGGTCTGGCGGCCTGTTGGTCAACTTCTTCTATGTCCGCGTCAAGACGCGCAATCGGGACGCCGAACACAACGGCAAGATGGAAACCCGTCTCTGCGTGTCCAAGCAGCCGAGAGGCGACCGCAGCACCGTCGCGATGAACTTCATCAGCGAGAAGCAGGCCGAGACGCTGTTCCCGGCGGAATTCTCCATGTTCAAGGATATGGGCGAGGTCATGACGACCGGCACGCCGTTGCATGAACTTCCCGGTATTTCCATGTCTCAGATCGGCATGCTGGCGATCAACGGCCTGCGCAGCGTCGAGGATCTGGTTGATCTTTCGGACGACGTGGTGGCGCAGATGGGGCTGGACGCCACCAAGGCAAAGAAGGTCGCGCAGTTGTGGCTGCAGCGCCGGGACGCAGAAACCGAAACCATCGACCAAGCCGATCTTGAAGCGAGGATGGACGTCGAACGGAAGAACTACAAGGACCAGAACGACAAGATGGCCGCGACCATCAAGGCGCTGGAAATGCAGATCGAGGCAATGAACAAGGCCGGTGCTGCCGCAATGACCGCTCAATCCGCGATGCCAAGCAACGCCGTGCAGTCCGAGTCCACGGTGCAGCCCGCCGCAATGGAGGTTCAGAGCGGCGAGGATCTGCCCTACGATCTGAGCGAGATGGACGATCCGATGCAGGAAGGGCCCGACGTTGCAACCGGCATGGATGACCTGTCATCCAATGAGGTCGACCCTCTGGCCTGATAGGCGGAACCAATGGCTCGCACCATCTTGGAGATTGCACAAGAGGCCGCACAGCGGGACGCAACTGCGCCCGCTCCGAAGTCCCTGTTCAATGACAATTCCAAGGTAGCGCGCGTCCTGCGCCACGCTGCCAAGGACACGATGCGGGAATATCTGCGCCTTGTGAGTTCCGCCGGACATTCTGAATTGCAGAGCACTTGGACGTTTTCGCTGCGACCGCGTAGGTTTGCATACCCCTTGCCGCCAGACTTCCTGCGCATCATCCCACGGACAGAGCATCGCAACGGATGGGAGATGGGTCTGGTCGGACCCGCAAACGCCGTCACATGGGCGCGCTGGCTTTCGGGGGGCGGGGCGGTCACCGCACCGATGGGATGGCGCATCCGCAACAATATGCTGATGATTGAGCCAATTCCAGACGCCGCAGAGTTGGTCTCGATCGACTACATCTCGCGCTATCCGGTCGTGTCTGAAATCAGAGACGGAGACTACGATCTGACGGCCAAACCCATTCGCCCCATGGCGCCGCTGGTGGCCCGCGACGGGTATCTGGATGTTGCGTCACCATCAGATGTGGTGACCACTGCACCAGACGATGCGGTCTATGAAGATCCTGACGTCGGATACGAGGTCGGCACATGGCCGGAAGACCTGTCCGAGATCCTGCGCCGGATCAACCCGGCCAGCGCCCTTTCCCCCGCGCCAATGGTGCGCCGTCCTGAATTCACGGCAGATACCGACATGCCCGCCTGGGACGATGACTATCTTCTGTCTCTTGGCATGACGTTCCGCCTTCGCCGCGGGCTTGCCCTTCAATACGCCGAGGTCGCAGCGGAATATGAAGCCGAAATGGACGCCAAGGCCAATACGGATGGCGGCAACGCGCGAGACTTCGTTATCGGATCAGACGTTCCGCAGGCCGAGACCGTGCCGCTTGGCGGCGGCCGATGGCTTCTTTCATGAGGCGGCAGGCTGCAAAGAAAAGCGCGCGTGCCCAGGGTCGCGGCGTTGCCCGTGAAATCGCCATTCCTCTACCGCTGAACGGATTGTTCAACGAGGCAAAAACGGCAGAGTTTTCCGGCCTTTACGCGGCAGAGTTGATAAATATCAAATCAAACGGCGTAGCATTGGAGGTCATCCCATCCTTTACCTATGGCCCGCTCGACGAAACCGCGCTGCGGAGGATTCCCTTCGAGTTCGGGGCTTTCGAGCAATACATCGCCATCAGGTCCACAATCGTCAATTCAGGATCCGCGTCCTTGATGCGCAGCGTCGATCCAGGCGCGTCTCATGGATATATCAGTTCGCAGGCCGTCATTGCTGACGGTAAGGGCCCGCCGATCACATTTGATGGCACGTCATTTCAGGAACGCGTCTTTACCACGTCGACAGGCGTTGACCCTGAAACCTTCGATGGCGTTCTGATCCACCATGACCGCCCGTACTTCTGGCGCGAGAACGGGGATCTGGAATTCTACTACGGCGATGTCGGGGCGGTGCAAGGGCCTCTGTCCAGATTCCCGCTTGGTCGATTGGGAAACATCACCGGCAAGATGGTCGCAATGGCGTCCCTGACCATAGATGCCGCCAACAACCTGAATGACAGTCTCTGCGTCGTCACGTCATCCGGAAACATCGTGGTTTATGAAGGGCTCGACCCAGGCGACCCACAGGATTGGCGCCTGTCCGCGCGCGTGAAGTCCGCCCCGCCGATTTCAAAGTTCGGGTTTGTCAAAGTCGGTGGCGACATATGGATGCTGACCGCATCTGGCCTTGTTTCGATCGTCGACTCCATCCGCCGGGGTGTTCTGGCACTGGTCGGCAACGTGTCGCGCCCCGTGGCAAGCGGCATTCGGGATCTGATCGCGACCGGACAGGGCGAGTGGCAATTGCATATCTCGGCAGATGGCGCACAAGTCATCCTGAACAGATATCATGACGGGGACGCCGTACAATTCATCTATCATCCCGAAAATCAGGTTTGGGAGACCGCGACATATCCGGCGAAATACTGGCACAACAAGGGCTTGAAAACGCAGTTCACGACGAGCACCGGGGTCATGGCGACCCTTGGAGAGCCGTCGGACAATTCGCAGGTCGTCACTGCGGTCTGGGAATCCGGATGGTTCAACCTGCGCAGATCATCCGAGATAAAATGGGTCCGGCCAACGATCATCGCAAAGAAGCCGCTGGAAGTTCGTCTGGTTGTTCTGAGCGATCACGATTCCACGCAGACCGACATCGACGAGGCGGAGCAAACACTTACCGTCAACCCTGATATCTCAGGAAGCGACGGTGAGAACGTGGCGCTGAACGAGGAATTCGGTGTCGATGCCGTTGGCCGGTCATTTCAGTTCAGATTGGAGGTCACAGCGACATGGGCGCAGATCGTGTCAATGGAAGCGGGCGTTCTATAAAGCGCGTCGGAGACGTGGTGTTCGGCGCCGATGAAGAAATAGCGCGCTGGGTTCGAAAGCGTATACCCGGTTTTCATGTTCAGACCGAGACTCGGGCCCTTGGCGTGATCAAGGGCGAGCGTGTCGTTGCCGGCGTGACCTATGACAACTGGAACGGTGTTCATGTCGAGTGCTGCATAGCAGCGGAACCAGGCGTGTTCTGGCTGGATCGGCGCACGCTGCATGCGATTTTCTACTATCCATTCCATACGCTTGGATGTGAGGCGATTTCCGTTTCTGTCCCTTCAACAAATCCGCAGTCTTTGAACCTGGCGGCAAAGCTCGGGTTCGAGCCGGAAGCCCTGATCAAGTTCGCCGCAACCGACGGGTCGACGCTGGTAATCCTGAAACAGTTTCGTGATCGCTGCAAATGGATAAGGTTTAATGGGCAAGAAGAGCAAAGACGCGCCAGCACCGCCTGATCCGATGCAAACGGCGCGGGCCGAGGCGCAGTTCAATCGACTGGACACCTATAGCCCGTCCGGATCCGGCGTTCGTCACGGTTACACCGATCCGTCGACAGGCGAGTTCGTGCGGGGCCGGGCGCCGTCCAACGCGCAATCGGCAAAGCAAACGGTTGAAAGCGATTTTGAGCGCCAAATCCGCGAGGCATTGGAGCCCGCTTCGGTCGACCTGACGCAGCGGGTCATCTCGGACAATATCGACGGCATGCCGGACGCGCCGCGGGTCGGTGATCGGGGCACCATCGCGCAGGACATCTTTGACCGCAGCTTTTCGCTGATGGCGCCTGCGATCGAAAAAACCAACAGCCGACTCTTGAGCAACCTGCAGGCGCGTGGGCTTCCCGTTGGAGGTGAAGCGTTCAACGATGCCTATGGCGAGCAGCAGGCTCAGACACAAGACACGCTGTCACGGTTGGCGCAGGATGCCAACGTGGCGGCCGGTCAGGAGCAGACTCGACAGTTTTCGCTGGATCAGGCAGAGCGGTCCACCGCGCTTTCCGAAATCGTGGCCGCCTTGGGTGGTGGGTACAATCCCCCGTCAGGCGTGCCGACCGGTAGTTCGCAGCCGATCAATTACAGCGGTCTGGTCTCGCAGAATTACAATGCGCAGATGGATCAGCACAACCAGGACAGCCAGAACAAGATGGCTGGCGCTCAAGCGATTGGCACCTTGGGGTCCGCTTTGATCAAGTCGACGAAAGACGCCAAGACGATCGAGGGCGAACTTGAAAACGGTATCGCCGCAGCCGCCGTTGCAGCCATGCCGCTCTATGTCTGGCGTTACCTGCCAGAGCATGCGCCGGAGGGCGACTCGGCGCGACATATCGGACCAACCGCAGAGCATTTCTCAGCAATCACCGGGTTGGGCGACGGGAAGATGATCAGCGTCATTGACTATCTTGGTCTGCTGGCCGGCGCCCTTCAAAACGCTCTGCGGAGAATTGATCTGCTTGAATACCAGGTAGCGGGCGGGGAGATGAACTGATGGCAAAATCGGGACTCATGGGTGGCGGTCAGTTCGGTCAGAACCTGGGCCAGATGTTTTCGCGCGGACCAGGTGGTTTGCTTCCCGCGCGGGGCAGTCAGCCACAATACGACATGGTGCAGTCTCTACTGCAGGGCGGCATGGGCGCGGCGGCGCAAAGCGGATCTCCGCTATTGGCCCTTCTCGCTCCGATGGTCGGCGGCGCGATCGGAAATCGCACACAGGGGCTTTACGACGAGGCACAGAAGGCACGTCGCCAGAAGTCGACGCAAGGGCTTCTTGAACTGATGGGGGGCGATCCAAAGGCGGCTGGAATTCTTGAAATTCTTGGCGATCAGGATGCACCGGACCATGTGCGCAGCATTGCCAGTTCAATGATGGGCAAAGTTCTGAACCCGCCGCGTGGTCGCAAGCCCGCCGGGCGCAAGATGCGTGAAGATGTGAACGGTCTTCTTCGCTATCTGGACACAGGCGAACAGGTTTTTGAAGGTGTGACGCGCGATCCTTCGAACCGGAACACTGGCGATTGGCGTCAGATCAACTCTGCCACAGAACTTGTTCAGAATGCGGTCAGCGACCTTGTGAACTATGACGGCTTGAGCCGGGAAGAGGCGCTTGAAACGGTTCGGAATGACCCCCGTTACGCGCCGCAATGGGCAATGATCGAAATTGGCAGTTCCATATCTGCCCCATCTGTGACGACTCCCGTGGTTCCGCAGACCGATCTGGCAAAACCGAACAGTCCGGCGCGCAGCGCGCCACCACCGCCACCGCCGGGCACCGTCGAATTCTAAGGGCCAGACCTTATGAGCAATTTCAAACTGCGCAAGAACCCGGAAACCGGTCAGGTCTTCATGTGGGAAGATGGCCAGGCTGACTGGCGCGAGGTTCAGGCGCGGAAGGACGTCAAGTCCGGCGAGGTCTTTGTCTACGGCGATGGTGACAGGGACTGGCGCAACATCGGGAAGTACGAAGGCGTTCAGGTGCGCCCGCAGGCGCGCCCGGACGGGCTTGCTCCGGAGGTGCAGGAACCACAAGTGAACCTCGGCGACTTGGTGCGCCCAAAAGCGCGCCCCGACCGCGCCGTTGCGGGTCCGCAACCAGAGGCGCCGCAGCCAAACCCGCACCCGCCGTCATATGTTGCGCCAACCGCACCCGCGCAAGTCTTGTCGCAGGTAATGATGGGACTGTCAGACGACGCAAAGGCGGCCACTGGTTTCGGTCGGTCTCCATATCTGCGCGGTCTCGTCGATACACCCTCGGTGCAGTTGGACGCAGATCCGGTTGGCTCAGTTCAAGAGCAGTTGGCGCGCGCGATGGGTGCGCCGCAGTCCGCGCCTGATCCGTTCGCCGGCGAGACTTTCGGCGAATTGGCCAAGCGCCGGGGGCAGGAGGTCGCACAGGGCACCATGGGCGTCCTGTCGTCGGTAGCCCGCGCCCGAGGCATTGATGACCGCACACTGGCCGATGCGATCCAGCGAGACGCGCCCGACAATGTGCGCGAGGCAGCTCGCCAATTGTCGCGGTTCGAAGATATCCTTCGGGCGGGGATGTCGGACGATGGCCGGACGCCGATGTCCGAACAGGAACGCGCCCTTTACACGCAACGGCGCGACGAGGCGGCGGAAGCGGTTCGGCAATGGAGCGACGTTCAGGAGTTCGGCCCGGCATTTGTCGGCAACAGAACAGCCGGCGCAGAGGAAGCCGCCGGCAAATTGAAGGATTGGACAGACAAGACATTTGGGGTGCCCCCCAGAGATGACAGCCTATGGTCTGACCTGTCCTATGGCGCCGGTTCAATGGTCGGTTTTGTCCTGCCGTCCGTTCTGGCCGGTCCTGCCGGGTCGTTGGTCACCGCGCAGATGGGTGCCGATGCGGCGAAGGTCGAAGCCTACGACCGGGCAAAGCAGTTTGGTGCATCCGAGCGGGACGCGCAGATTTCGGCTTCCATCATGGGATTTCTCGGAACCGCAGAGGCATTGCCTATCGCGGCAGCACTGAACCGGCTTCCTGCGTCTGTTCGAAGCGATGTCATTGGTCGGCTTGGACGGTTCGTGTCGTCGACGGTCAAGGGGTCGATCGAGGAAGGCGTGCAAGAGGCGGGTCTGGCCGTTGCTCAGAACCTGACCGAGCGCGGCGTCTACAATCCGGAACGCCAGATCATAGACAAGGACGTTGGCACCCAAGCACTCGTCGGCATGATCCTGGGCGGTTTCTTGGGTGGTGGCGCGAACGCGGTTGGCCTGCAGAAACAACCGACGGCCGGCCCAGCCAGCCAGGAACAGCGCGAACCGGAAGAAACGCCACCCGTGCGCCGGGCCGAACCGGTCAGGGAAGGCGCGACGCCCACGCAATCGCCGACGGACAGCATCTTGGACGCGATGGGTGCGCAGCCGGAACGACAAGAAGCACCGCAAAATACTCCTGCGCCAGATCGCGAGGCGCAAACGGAAGACGCCGGAAACGTCGTCATCATGGATGAAACAGAGACCGTCGATGGTGAAAACCGACCGACGGGGCGAAAGGTCCGTGTCAATCTCGATACGGGCGAAGTGTCGCCAGTGGAAGGTGTACCGTTGCCGCCGGAAGCTGATGCGGTCCCGGCCCAGCCCTCAGACAACTCCGTTCTGGGGTCGGAGCCTGGGGCTGGGTCGGTTGAACAGCCCGACTCCACAATCCGCACGGAAACCCTGACGACGGAACAAGTCGCAGACGTCGGCACCGACGCGAAGACATTCCAGTACAAGGATGGCGGTGACGAACAGGGCGTCACCGACCGGCTGCAGGGCGTGACAGATTGGGATGAACGCTCAGCCATGGGCGGGATTGTCTACGAATATGCCGACGGGCGCCGGGTCGCGGCAGATGGTCACCAGCGTCTTGGTCTTGCCAAGCGCCTTCAATCCGAGGGAAAGCAGACGCCTTGGACGGTTGAAGTGATCCGCGAAGTGGATGGCTACACGCCCGCCGATGTGCGCCGCATTGCTGCTTTGAAGAACATCCGGGAAGGCAGCGGCACCGCGATCGACGCCGCCAAGGTTCTGCGTGAAGCGCCGGGCGAGGTCGATAGCCTGAGCCTGCCGCCCAAGTCGGCAATCGTGCGGGACGCCAAGGGTCTGGCAAAACTGTCTGACGAAGCGTTCGGCGCCGTGGTCAATGGCGTAGTTCCTGAATCCTATGGCGCTGTCGTAGGCCAGAGCGTGCGAGATCCGGCTTTGCATGCTGACGTCATTGCATTGCTGGCCAGGTTGAAGCCCACCAACGCGCGACAGGCCGAAATGATCGCACAGCAGGCCGGGCAGGCCAGCACGACCGAAACACAAACCACCCTGTTCGGCGAAGAGGATGTGGCGGAAAGCCTCTACCTTGAGCGCGCGAAGGTGTTAGACAATGCGCTGTCCCGGCTGCGTCAGGACCGGCAGACCTTCAAGGTGTTGGCCGACCGGGCAGACACTATCACTGCAGAGGGAAATCGTCTAAACTCCGACGCCAACACCAAGCGTCTGGAATCCGACGCCGAAATGCAGGCTTACCTGCAGGCCGAGGCCAACAGAAAGGGACCGATCAGCGATGCGCTCACAGCCGCAGCCCGAGACCTCAAGGCAAACCCCCGCCAAGTCGGCAGGATCGCCGGGGAATTCCTTGATGCAATCCGGAAAGACGATGGCAGAGTGCGACCGGATCGCGCAACACCTGATCGCGAAAGAACAGAAGGCCAAGGCAAGCCGGACGCCGAAGAGGTAAAACCGGAACCGACCCCGCGCGACAATCTACTTGCGTCCATGGGGGCGCCAACCACGGAAAAGACCGAAGCCGGCGAACAAGCCGTCATTCCCGGTGCCGAGCAGGACAAGGTGCGCAGCGACGATGCGCGCAAGGCGGATCAGCGACGCGAGCTGGATGCCCGCCAACGGCAATCCAAGATGCGATCAGGCGCGGGCCAGCAAGAGGCCGGGCCCCTGTTCGATACACAGGGCGACTTGCTCGATCGGGCCGAGAAGAAACCGGACGCCGACTTTTCCGACGCTCTGGGCGACGTGTTTGGCGAGCAGAAGGACGGCGCGAAGCCGGGTCAGTTTGTCGACCACACGCCGTCCTGGGCGCAGGGCGATCAGGTATTCACCGATCTGTCCGACGGCTTTGATGGTTTCGACCCGGCAAACCTTGCCGCAGATGCGCGCGACTGGATACTGAGAAAGGGCAGAAGGCCAGCCAAGGAACATTTGGTCCTTTTCAATGCCGATGGTGAAGTGATCGCGATCGGCAGCGGACACAAGAACGGCACTGGCGTGTCGCCTGCCATGTCGCTTGCTTTCGATCCGGATCAGTCTTTGATGGCGCACCACAATCACCCGCAGGATGTGGCGCTGTCAGAGGGCGATATGGTGTTCGCCTTCCTGCCTGGCGTGAAGGCGATCTATGCGCATGGCCACGACGGAACCACGTACCGCGGCGAGGCAACGCCTCTATTCCGATCAACGATGCGGATTCCTTCTGCGCTGTCGGGAGAGAATGCGTTCATCCATGGTGTTCGCAGGCAGTCTGAAATCAAGAAGCGGATCACCGAGGCGGATCACTACCTGTTCAAGAACGCGATCAACCGGCTGACCGAGTTGCGCGACGCTGGTGCGTTCCCGGATGCCAGGCAGAACAAGAAATCATGGTCATCCCTGATTATGGGCAAGCACCACAAGGCGGCGTTCAATCTCGCGATGGAAGAGGCGGGATTGCTCGACCTCTACACCGATGGGCCCGGTGCGGTGTTCATGGATCGCAGCCAGAACCTGTTTCTGACCGACGAGCGCCTGCGCACGCTCTATGATACTGTCGTTGCGCGCCTCAAGCGGCTTGCCGAAACCGAAGGAAAGGAAGGAACCGATGTTCGATCCGCCGACAATGGGCGACACCCTGCAGAGTTGGAAGGAGTATTTGACGATGCTCCGAAGCAACCTGCCGCCGAAAAGCAACCCGATCCGGGCGATGTACGAGACGGAAATCAAGGACGCTCTGAGCGTGATCGCGATGAAGGAGAAGGCGGCGATCTGACGGCCGATCCGGACTTTGCCGGCGCGCTGGGGGATGTGTTTGGACAAAGGAGGGCTGAGGCGGCAGAGCCCAAGCCCAAACCAAAGCGCCCCAAGGCAGACATCGCCAAGGACATGAGCGCCATTCTGCGCGGTCTGAAACAGAGTGACCGCGCGGCCGTCGCCGATGACAAGTACGAGAAACTGTCGCCGCTCTTCATCGAGGCGCTGGATGGAATCGACGTGGCGACCAACGACCGGCGCAGCGTCTTTGTTGCCATGATCCGACCTCTGGCCGACGCCGGTATGTCGCGCGAGGATGTGGCCGCTCTTGAGCCATACTTCACCCGCTTCCTTGATGACGTGGAAAGTGGTAAGATCGACCTTGAAGGAGACGCAGATGCACCAGGCACCGGCAGCGATCTGGAACCAGATAGCGGAGACGCAGGATCTGGCGACGACCTGGGCGGAACAGATGTTTCCGCTTCCGGACGATCAGATGGAAATGGCTCTGGCCGCCGAGGAACGGCGACTGATGGCCGAGACGGGCAGCGCGAAGGTGGCGGCAGCGTACCTGATGGTGGCGCCTCTGGTGTGGGAGCGGGACGCAATCAGGGCGTTCAACGAGGCGAACGCCGGGCCGATCGCGAGCCTGCCGATGATCAGGACGGCGCAGGAGGCCGTGATGGTGGCGAGCAACGACTTCCCGCTGACGACGGCACAGCAGCAGACACTGCACAAAATGCTGCAAACCGCCCCGGCGTAGGCGACAGGCAGGCCCAGCAGGCCAAAGCCGACAAACACCGCGTCATTCCCGCCGACGAGGCCAGCGTGCGCCGCTCGTTGCCCCTTCTGCTTCCCGAGCAACAGGACGACGTGATCAAGGTCGAGCAGCGTTTCGCCAAGCCTGACGGACACGGCATGCTTCTGACCAATGGCACCGGGACCGGCAAGGCACAGCCTCTCGATGCTGGAATTCTAACGCCTGGCGGATGGAAAACGATGGGCGACATTCACGAGGGAGATTTTGTCATCGGTGTGGATGGCAGGCCAACTCGTGTCACTGGCGTGTTTCCTCAAGGCATCAAGCCGATATATCGAGTTTTGTTCAGCGATGGCACGGCGACGGAGTGTTGCGACGAACACTTGTGGGAAACGCAGACGCTATACGAGCGGCGAAAGTCTCGCACAAATCCCGAGTGGAACTGTGCAAAGGCAAAAGTTCGCGATCTTGCCGAGATCCGAGAGACGCTGGATAAACAACATTTTGTGCCTGTCGTGGCGGCCGTTGAGCACGAAAAACGAAAATTGCCGGTGCCCGCGTACACTTTGGGAGCAATCCTTGGTGATGGCTGCGTTCGGCAATCAAGTGTTACCATTTCGAGTGGCGATGCTGAGTTGTTCAGGAATCTGTCATCCGACATCGGAGATGGTTTCGAATTGCGCCCGGTAGGCGCATCAACGCCCACGGTTCGGATTTCAGAGGTAACAATGGAGCGCGATAGTGGGCGCTTCACGTCTCATGCGATGGTTGCGGATCTTCGCGGACTGGATGTGATGGGAAAATACGCCCACGAGAAACGCATCCCTTCTGACTATCTGGTTTCCTCTATAGATGATCGAGTCGCGGTCCTACATGGCCTGATGGACACAGACGGAACCGTTGACCGACGTACAGGTTCGGTCTCTTTCTGCACAACTTCCGCAGGTCTTGCCGATGACATTTCGCAACTGATCCGGTCACTTGGCGGAACTGCATCAACCACCAAGTCGAGCAAGTCATTCACGCACAAGGGCGTCAAGAAGGCGGGCCGATTGGCATACATCGTTTCGATGCACCTTCCAAATGAGGTTGCGCCGTTCAGGATCGCGAGAAAGGCAAATCTCGTTCGTCCAAAATGTCACCCACCGCGCCGCAAGATTGTCGATATCCAGAAGGTCGGATCAAAGCTGGCTCAGTGCATTCGAGTTGCACATGATCGCAGCCTTTATGTAACTGATGGATATGTCGTAACGCACAACACCTACTCCGGGGGCGGTGTGATCAAGCGGTTCACCCAGCAGGGCAAGGACAATATTCTGATCCTGGCCCCGTCGCAGGGCATCCTTGACGCTTGGGTCGACATGGGTGCCGACATGGGCATTCCGATCACGAAACTGGAAGACACGCAGTCTGCCGGACAGGGCGTAGTGGCCACGACCTACGCCAATGCGGCCGACAACATGGAATTGGCAAAGCGCGATTGGGATTTGGTCGTTCCAGACGAGTCCCACAAGCTGAGTTCCAACGCCACGGGTGACGCGACGGGCGCTCTGGCGACCGTGAGGGCGATCACCAACCGGCCCGCCGATCTGTCGCACCGCGCCCGGATGATCAATCACAAGGAATGGGAGGCGGCCAAGGCCATGCCGGGCGGCGATGCGAAGGGCGACAGTATTCTGTCGACGGAGCAATTCGCCGAAGCCAGAGAGGCCCGCAGCGCCAAGTTCGCCGAACTGCGCGCCAAGGATGACGCGCTGGTCGAGAAGTTCAAGGCCAAGCCGCGCTCCAAGGTTCTGTTCCTGTCGGCCACCCCGTTCGCCTATGACAAGAACGTCGACTATGCCGAGGGCTACCTGTTCAATTACGGCGCAGACGGCACCACCGAAAGCGGATCGCGTCAGGATGGCCGCGCGTTCTTCTTCGTTCAGAACTTCGGCTATCGCATCCGCTACCACAAGTTGACCAAGCCGGAAGGCGCCGTGGACAGCGGTGTTTTCGAGCGGGAGTTTCATGAGCGATTGAAGCGTGAGGGCGTGCTGTCAGGCCGGGCCCTGAGCCAGAAGACGGACTACGACCGCCGGTTCGTCACCGTTGACGACAAGAACGCATCCCGGATCGACGAGGTGATGAAGCACATCTGGGACAAGGGTGACAACACTCCGGAAGGCCGGGAGTGGCGCGAGCTGTCCGACCATGTGCGCCGGAACTTCACGTACTTGCGCCGGATGCAGTTGCTCGAAGCGATCAAGGCAAAGGCGGCAATCCCGATCATCCGCCAGCATCTCGCCCTCGGGCGCAAGGTTGTCGTGTTCCATGATTACAACGTCGGTGGTGGCTTCAATCCGTTCACCGGGTCCGATGTCGTGACGCCGACCGTTGGCGCGATGAAGGCTTATGCCAAACTGAAAGCCGAACTGCCCTTTGTCGAGAACATGAACTTCGCCGGATACCAGGCCCCGGTCGACGCCATGAAGTCGGCCTTTGGCAACGACGCGCTGTTCTACAACGGCACGGTGAGCAACAAGGAGCGCGACGCCGCCAAGGCTGCGTTCAACAAGGACGGGTCGGGCAAGGATCTGATCGTCGTGCAGTCTGCCGCCGGCGAGGCGGGTATCTCGCTGCATGACACCACGGGCCAGCACCAGCGCGTTCTGATCAACTTGGGCATGCCGACGCGTCCGACGACGACGCTGCAGGAAGAGGGCCGCATTCGTCGGGTCGGGTCCGAGACCGACGCGGCGTTCCGCTATCTGACCATCGGCACCAGTTGGGAACGGGAAGCCTTCGCCAGCAAGATCGCCACGCGGTCAGGAACCGTCGAGAACCTGGCTCTGGGCAACGAGGCGCGCGCGATCAAGGACGCCTTTGTCGACGCCTACATGGAAGCCGACGCCTACCCGCCGGGTGAGGGAGACGGCAAGGGCGGCAAGGATCGGGATAGGTCAGTCGCCAAGGTCAGCCCGTTCGATCAGGCAAAGACCCACTATTTCGGGCGCATGAAGGACAACCGGAAGCGGTCACAGCGTTCCGGGATTGACCATTACGCCACGCCCGAGCCGTTGGGGTTCAAGATGGTTGAGTGGGCCGGCATTCGCGCAAACGAAAAGGTTCTTGAGCCAAGCGCGGGTGACGGCGCGATCGCGCGGTACTTTCCCGGCGACTCTGATCCGACGATCATCGAACCTTCGATCGACCTTCTGACCAAGGCGCAACTTCGCACCGAAGGCGCAAATGCCAAGCAAGAGCGGTTCGAAGACCACCACATCGTCAACAAATACGACGCCATTGTCATGAACCCGCCGTTCGGATCGGGCGGCAAAGTGGCCTACGAGCACCTGCAGAAAGCCATGGGTCACATCCGGGGCCGCGGGCGCATCGTCGCTCTGGTGCCGATGGGGCCCGCCGCTGACAAGCGATGGGAGGCGCTGGACACGAGCGAGTGGGCCGTGTCGACCATGGTTCTGCCAACCGTGACATTTGAAAAGGCAGGCACGTCGGTGGCCGCCCGCATCATCATCTTGGACAAGATCGGGCCGCGGTCCAGGAACGCCGAGGTGTTTGCGGAAATGGACGCGAATTCCAGTTTCACCGATCTGCGGCACGCCAAGGATATCGGCGAGTTCTTTGACCGGATCGAAGACCTGCGCGGTCCGGCCCGGCCCGAACAGGAGGCGGAACCAGAAACCGCGATCACGGTTGATGCGCCGACGCTGGAAACCGGCGGTGACGAAGCGTTCGACGTGTTCGACTTCCAGAACACCAAGACCGGTGATGACGTCTACGGCGTGCAGGTTCGGGAAAAGTTGGGCGACCGCTACCGCGAGGTTCTGGCCGTGGCCAAGTCGCATGGTGGCTACTATTCCAAGTACCAGAACAAGGCAGCCGGGGCGAAACGCGGGTTTCTGTTCAAGAGCGATGAAGACCGTCAGGCGTTCATGGATGACCTGCAGAAGCCGACCGTCACGCGCGATCAGGCGGCAACCGGAACGCCGGAATTCAAAGCCTGGTTCGGGGATAGCAAGGTTGTCGATGAGAACGGTGCGCCGCTGGTGGTGTATCATGGCGCACCGGTTCATTTCGACGCATTCGATCCCGACGCGGAACCAAATAACTATGCGGATGATCGCGGAAAATTCCACTTTACCAGCAGTCGAGGAACAGCAGAGGCATATGCTGAATTCACCGGACCTTTCGGAGAAACGCCATCGCCCGAACCGACCGTCATTGGGGCCTACCTGTCGATTCAAAACCCAATAGAGCATTATGCAACTCATGGCTCTACCGCTATTGAAGAGTGGGATAACTATGCACCCACGATCCTAGATCAGAACAACGATGGATCAAAAGACGGCGTGATCATCACTGCAGATGACGGCGAAACTCTTTTCGTCGCCTTCTCCCCCACGCAGATCAAATCCGTCAACAATCGTGGCACGTTCGATCCGAGTGATCCGAGGATATTGCACCGCCAAGGTGCCGCCGACGCAATCGCCCCACACATCCCGTCCCTGCGCGCCGAACTGGACCGGTTGAACCTGAAACGAGTCAACCTTGGCCGGGATCAGTCTGGCCGCAACCGTCAGGGGGCATTCCAATCCAACCTTCCGGTT